ACAATAATAATTTTAGAAAACAATTTGCAGGTATTGGATATGTATATAATTCAACAAAAAATAAATTTTTAGAACCACAACCTTATAATTCTTGGTCTTTAAATACTGATGATGATTGGGAAGCACCAATTTCTTATCCATCAAAAACATCCGATAAACAAATAAGATGGGACGAAGATAACTTAAGATGGATAGCAACAAGCGAATCTGATTCAACTAACACATATTATTGGAATCCTGATAATCAAGATTGGGTTGATATTTAATTTATTATAGTTATAAAACTATATATGAACCTGAAAAATTATTATTATTTTTTTCAATCTGCTATTCCTGAAAGAATTTGTGATGATATTGTTAAATATGCTAAACAAACAAAAGACAAAATTGCAAAAATAGGAAAATATGAAAATACTAAAAAACTTAATAAAAAAGAAATTAAAGACCTTAAAGAAGTAAGAGATTCTAATGTTGTTTGGTTAAACGATACTTGGATTTATAAAGAAATACATCCTTTATTAAATAATGCTAATGTAAATGCTGGTTGGAATTTTGATTGGGATTTTTCAGAGTCATGTCAATTTACTAAATATAAAAAAGGACAATTTTATAATTGGCATTGTGATTCTTACATTGAACCTTATAATAATCAAAATAATCCATTAGACCCCATGAATCATAAAATAAGAAAATTATCTATTAGTGTAAATTTATCTGACCCTAAGGATTATAAAGGTGGAGAAATTCAATTTGATTTTAGAAATACAGAAAGTAAAAAAATAGAAATAAAAACTTGTAAAGAAATATTACCAAAAGGTTCTTTAATAGTATTCCCATCATTTGTATGGCACAGAGTTAGCCCTGTAACAAGTGGAGAAAGAAACAGTTTAGTATTGTGGAATTTGGGTTATCCATTTAAATAAAGAAAAATATATGTCGTTTAAAAAAAATAAATACTTAGTTTTAAAAAATGTAATATCAGAACAACTTGCAGATTTTATCTATAAGTATTTTAAAAATAAAAAAGATGTAGCGAGGTATTTATTTGATGAAAAATTTATATCTCCATTTACTGAATATTTTGGTGTTTGGAATGATGAACAAGCCCCTAATACTTATTCACATTATTCAGATATTGCGATGGAAACTTTATTAAAGGAAGTAAAACCCATCATTCAAAAGAAAATAGATTTAAAATTAATTGAAACTTATTCTTATGCAAGACTTTATAAAAAAGGAGATATCCTTGAAAGACACAAAGATAGATATTCTTGCGAAATTTCAAGCACTTTAAATTTAGGTGGGGATACCTGGTCTATTTATATTGACCCTACAGGCAAAACAAATCAAGCTGGTATTAAAATTGATCTAAAACCTGGAGATATGCTTGTTTATTCTGGTTGTGATTTAGAGCATTGGAGAGAAGAATTTAAAGGTAAAGATTGCTGTCAAGTTTTCTTACATTATAACAAAGATAAAAATAAACAAAATTATTTAGATACAAGACCATTATTAGGATTACCAGCATACTTTAAAGGTTATAAAAGTAAAAAATAGACTATGTTTATAGATTAATTTTTTTAGTGTATAATAGCTTTATGCCGTTAACAAATGTACAAATAGCCCCAGGGTTCAATAAACAAGTAACTGAAACAGGAGCCGAAGGCCAATGGACTGATGGTGATTTTGTAAGGTTTAGGTATGGACTTCCTGAAAAGATTGGTGGTTGGGAACAAATTACAAGTTCAACCTTAGTGGGCTCAGTAAGAGAACAATTAGTTTACGCTGATTTAGATTCAAGACGTTATGTTGCTTTAGGCACAAGTAAGGCATTAATAATTTATTACGAGGGTTCTTTTTATGATATTACTCCATTAGAGAGTGCAATTAGTGGAGCAACTTTTACTACAGTAAATACTTCCCCTATTGTTACAGTTAATAAAACGTTACATGAATTATCTGTTGGAGATTTATTTACTTTTACTTCAGTGACCCCACCAACAGGTGCAGGTTACACAGCAGGAAATTTTACAGATAATACTTTTGAAGTTATAACCACACCATCCATTGATACTTTTACTATTACGATGGCTACGAACGCTGGAACTTCTGTTGCTGCAAGTGGTGCGGCTACAATAAATCCTTATATAAAACTTGGTCCGCTAAATCAAACTGCAGGTTTTGGTTGGGGAACATCTTCATGGGGAGGAGCTTCTGGAATTACTTCTACATTAAATGGCTCACTTTCAGATGATACCGCAGGTACAGGTGGATCAGGGACATCTATAACAGTTATCGCGACTACCAACTTTCCAACAACTGGAACAATAAAAGTAGGAGCAGAATTTATTTCTTATACCGGAACTACAACAACTACTTTGACGGGTATAACAAGAGCTGTTGCAGGCACGAGATCAGCTCATTCTAGTAGCGCATCGATTGAAGTTTTTACTGGATGGGGAGAAGATAGTTTAAGTTCATCTGTGGTTTTAGAATCTTCTAATTGGTCATTAGATCACTTTGGACAAAAATTAATTGCAACAGTAAAAAATGGAAAAATTTTTGAATGGGATCCTATAAATACAAACGTTAATGCATTAAATACAAGAGCAACAGTCGTTGCAAACGCACCTACAAAATCAGTTATGTCAATTGTATCTGAAAGAGATAGGCATTTAATTGTTCTTGGGACTGAAACAACTATTGGAACTCCTTCTAGTCAAGATCCAATGTTTATTAGATTTAGTGATCAAGAAAACTTATCGGATTACCAACCCACTTCTGTAAATACTGCAGGTACATTTAGATTAGACTCTGGTGTAAGAATAGTAGGTGCAGCAAAAGCTAAAGATTATATTTTAATAGTTACAGATACCTCTGCTTATGTAATGCAATTTGTTGGTCCCCCTTTTACTTTTTCTATAAGGCAAGTTGGAAGTAACTGTGGATTAATTGGTCAACATGCTATTAAATATGTTAATGGAAGAGTATGGTGGATGGGACAAGCAGGAGGGTTTTTTGTGTATGATGGTACAGTAAAATCAGTTCCATGTTTAGTAGAGGATTTTGTTTTTACTAACAAAGGTGATAATTTAGGATTAAATTATAATTCAGGTGAACAGATTTATGCTGGCTTAAATCATTTATATGAAGAGGTTAGTTGGTTTTATCCTAAAAGTGGTTCTACTGAAATTGATAGAGTAGTAAATTATAATTACACAGAAAATACTTGGACAACTGGGTCTTTAGCAAGAACTTCTTGGCATGATTCAACTTTATACTCAAATCCATATGCTACAGAATTTAACGGGACAGGAACACCAACTTTTCCCACAGTTCAAGGAGTAACCAATATTAATGGAGCAACAACTTATTATGCTCATGAAGTAGGAAACAACGAAGTAGATTCTATAGGTAATAAAACAGCTATTATAGCATTTATAGAATCTGGTAGTTTTGATTTGGGTGAGGGTCAAATGTTTATGAGTGTAAGAAGATTTATACCTGATTTTAAATTACTTACGGGTAATGCACAGATAACAATTAATTTAAGAGATTATCCATCTGAAAGTTCTTCATCCTCTCCTTTAGGTCCATTTACAATAACAAGTTCGACCGATAAGGTAGATACTAGAGCAAGATCTAGGTTTGCAAGTTTAAAAGTTGCTAATACTACTGTAGATGAAAATTGGAGATACGGAACTTTTAAAGCAGATATACAACCAGATGGTATGAGAGGGTAATGAACGAAATATTTTTACAAGATTATGCTAACAATGTAGCACAAGCTCAAGATCCATATGGTATTGCAGCAGTTCAGGCTCAGCCGGGTTTTGAAAATTACATACCTTCTTTTCAAAATCAATCATTAGCCCCTATGGGCTTAGCACCGGATACCGGACAAATACCAGACGTTAAAAAAGTATTAGGAGAGGTAGCTATAAATTCTGCAAAGAACTACGCTATTAAAAAAATGGGTTTAGACGGTATTAAAGGAAATATATTAAGTTCAGTTTTAGGGAGTAATCCTTACTTTCAAGGGATAGCAACTTTAGGTTCTGCTCTTACCGGTAACTCTTTAAACACCTCAAGAATGTTAGCAGAAAAAAGAGCTAAAAAATCTTATGACAGGAATCAAACAATAATGCAAAATGCATTAAATAAATCACAGATAGTAGCAATACAAAATAAATTAGCTTCTCAACCTGTATCAAATCAAGACCAAGGAAGAGGACAGACAACTTCTGCAGCTTCTCCGGCTACTTCTGCGCCAGCACCTAGGCAGGAAAGACAAACAGCAGGTTCAGGTGGATTACATAGTGGGTATTAATGGCTAGAGTAGATATAGTAATTCCAGAACCTACACCAGAATACACTGAGGAAAATCAAAGGCAAGTCGCTCAATCTTTACAAACACTAAAAGATAAGTTAAATACTTCTTACCAACAAGAATTAAAAAATGAACAAGATACATTCAACTATTTTTTATCATGACAATACAATATAAAAACGTTGGTATAAATTTATCAGGGACAGGAACTGTATCTGTTCTTACTTCTCCAACTTCTGCCAGATGTTTAATTAAACAAATACAAGTAGACAATAGTTCTGCAAGCCCAGTTAATTTATCAGTACAAGTTACAGATAGTTCAGCTTCAGCTACTTTTGCAATTTCTAGAAAAGCTGTTGCAGCAAATACAGTTGATAATATTATAGATAAAACTTTAATTCTAGAAGAGGGAGATGTTTTAAAAATGACAGCAGGAACTGGTGGAGAAATACAAGGTATTATTAGTTATGCACAAATAGACCGATCACAAGAAAATGGCTAGAAAATTTAAAGAATTTATTGAAAGAGACCAACCTAGAAAAAGACCTAGAAGACATTGTAAAAGCCTTAACAAGAAAAAAAAGTTGCAACATAATAAAAAATATAATAGACAAGGACGTAGACAATAATGAGTGATATAATTAAAATACCAGCTGAAGCAAAAGAAATTATTAAACACAAAAGGACTGGTAAAGTATATGCTAGTAAAGTTGATTTTGATAATGATGTTGCTGATCCCAATACTGACACTGTTGTGGATGACTTTAGGCAAGACATTGAAATCAAAGTTACTAAGGTTTCTATGGGAGCGCTAACTAAAAAATAATGCAACCTCGTGGAGCTACAGAGCTACAGATGGAAATGCTTGAAAAGCATGTTTCAAAAGATTTGTTAGATCAAGTTCAAATATGTACCTCTATTCCTGGCAAAGTTCCAATAGACCCTAATAAATTAAATATTCTTTGGCAAAAAAATTCCTGGGATCAACCTAATCTTCAAGAGTTTTTTACTAATAAAGAAAGACATTCCGAATACGATTGGTATGTATTCAACAGTCATTGGAATTACGAAAAATTTAGAATGGTGTTTGATATACCTACAGAAAAATCAGTAGTAATTAAAAATGGAATAGAAGAATTTCCAATTAGAAAAATATACAAACGAGGAACTCCTATTAAATTAATACACCACTGTACCCCTTGGAGAGGTTTGAATGTATTACTGAGAGCCATGCAAGAGGTTGAGAACCCAAACATAACACTTGATGTTTATAGTTCTTGTAAAGTTTATGGATCTAAATTTGAAGAATCTACTGAAAAAGATTTTGAGGCCTTGTATGAACAAGCTAGGAAATTACCTAATGTTAATTATATTGGGTATAAACCTAATGAGTATATAAAAGAAATGATGCCTAACTATGATATGTTTGTTTATCCAAGTATCTTTGAAGAAACTTCTTGCGCCTCTGCTCTTGAAGCTTTAGCATCTGGGGTGCATGTCATTACAAATAACTTTGGAGCTTTATATGAAACTTGTGCAGAGTGGCCAGTATATGTTAATTATTCTACTAACTACGAACAAATGGCTCAGGATACTGCAGCAGCAATTGATGTTGCTTCCTCTTATTTACATGAAGATTACATACAAGATCATTTAGAACAACAACAAAACTATTATAAAAGATTTTATAATTGGCAAAAAAAAGGAATGGAATGGTCAAATTTTTTGAAAGGAGCGCTAAATGAAAGAAACAGTAAATGAAGATACTTATCAAACTTTAAAAGAAGTTGAGGTGACACCATACGAAAAAGCTTCTCTTCCAATGTGGAAACCGGACACCGGACAAAAAGAAACTAAATCAAAAATTAGTCTTATGGTTTGTACACCTTGCCATAGTGATGTTACCATGCATTACACACAAGCGTTACTCGAATTACAACAGTTATGTATAAAACATAGAATACAAATTACATTTACATTATTAAAATCTTCTTTAGTTACCCAAGGTAGAAACTTGTGTGTATCAGCTTTTTTAGAATCTAAATGCACTCATATGTTATTTGTAGATTCAGATATCTATTTTAGAGCAGATTCTATATTAAAAATGTTAAAAAAAGATAAAGAATTAATATCTATTCCCTATCCCTTAAAAACAATGATGTGGGATAAACTTTATAAAAAGTTTAATGATGGTCAAGTTAATAATGCATCCGATTTAGCTAGGTTTCTAAATACTTATCCTATGAAAGTAGAAAACCCAGAGGACATAAAGTTAGATAATGGAGTTATGGAAGTAACTCATAGTCCAACAGGGTGTATGTTAATTAAAAGAAATGTTTTTGAAAAAATGATAGAAGCCTATCCAGACAAAGGAATCGTACAAAAGACAGTTATTAATGGGGAGTACATAGATAGACCTCATATGTGGAATTTTTTTGACACCTTACACGACACTGAAACAAAGATTTTTTTGGGTGAGGATTTTGCATTTTGTAAGCTTTGGAAAGACATTGGAGGGAAGTGTTATGCCTATGTTAGCGACCCAATTATACATGTGGGAGAACACCAATACGAAGGTTGTTTTGCCGATGAGTTGAAACCATTGTAGTTAAATGGTATTATTTCATACTTAAGATCTTAAAAGGAGAATATATTTAATGCTACAGTTTTTACCCTACGCACTGGCCGCTTATGGTGGTTATAAAGGATACAAAGGAGCAAAAGATTCAGGTGCTTCTGGATTACAAAGATTACTTGCAGGTGCTACAGGTGCTTACACAGGATATACTTTAGGTTCTACAGGATTATCCATGGCACCTAACTCAGCAGCAGCAACAAAATTTGCAGCAAGTCAACCAGCTTTTTTAGCTAATATGCCTGGAGCTTACAATCCAACAACAAGTTCACCTCATCCCTTAGAAATGTCAGGAGGAGTACCACAACAATCCGGAGGTCTTTTAGATATTTTAAAAACCGAGGGTAAATACAGTCCAGGAAAAGTTTCAGCTGCAATCGCTGCAGGAACTTATTTAAGTGGTGCTTTTAATCCACAACCTCAAGATATTTATATGCCTGGTTACAATATGAATTATTTAAATATGAGAGATCAAAGACCAGGTTACACTTACATAGACCCAACTACAGGTGAAGAGAAAGCTTATGAAAAAGTTTATGCGCCAGAAGAAGCGGGTAGAGGTGATCCTCAAATGGGTCCTTATTCAGTGTATAAACAAAAATTAAAAACAGGTGGTTTAGCTGAGATTAGAAAATTTAATGAAGGTGGTATTAACTATCTTCCATCAAAAGTTTCTCATGATGAAAATGATGCAAATAATTATTTAAGAGCATCGGGTTATGTTGAGGACGGAGAAGGCGTAGGAGACAAAGACGAGGATACAATGTTAGCTCAATTAGCAGACGGAGAGTTTGTAACAAGAGCAGATGGAGTATTAGGTGCTGGAATCATA